TGTAGAAACTGTATATGATGTAGTAGATGTACTATGGTTGTTGTTACAAGGTTGTGGTGTAGGATTTAAACCTATTGTAGGTACTCTTAATGGATTCTCCAAACCAATTAAGAATATTAAAACAATTCGTAGTACACGTACTGAAAAAGGTGGCAATGAATACAACACAGAAACTTGGGATGCAACAACAAAAACTTGGACATTACAGATTGGGGACAGCGCAGAAGCATGGGCTAAATCTATTGGCAAGCTTATGGCTGGTAAATATCCCGCTGATACTTTGGTTCTGGATTTTAGCCAGTTACGTCCCGCAGGTGAAAGGTTAAAAGGTTATGGTTGGATTTCTTCAGGCGATACTGCAATTAGTGCTGCATATACTAGCATTGCCAATATTCTTAATGGTAGGGCTGATAGTCTACTTACTAGGATGGATATTCTGGACATTATTAATCATTTGGGTACTATTCTTAGCAGTCGCAGAAGTGCTGAAATCGCTCTTTTTGACTATGGTCAACCTGAGTGGGAAGAATTTGCAGTAGCTAAAAAAGACTGGTGGTTACATAACAACGAACATCGTACACAAAGTAATAATAGCCTAGTGTTTAAAGAAAAACCACTGCGCGAAGACCTAGAAAAGATTTTTCATCTTATGCAAGAAGCAGGTGGTAGCGAACCAGGTTTTATTAATGAAGTAGAAGCACTACGTCGTGCACCTTGGTTTAAAGGCGCTAATCCTTGTGTGGAAATTTTGCTGGGTAACAAGAGCTTTTGCAATTTAACAGAAACTGATATTGCTAAATTTCGTGGCGACAATGCCGGACTACACGCAGCTATTAGACTAGCTGCTAGAGCCAATTATCGTCAAACTTGCGTTGATCTACAAGACGGAATCTTACAAGAATCTTGGCATTTAAACAACTACTTTTTACGGTTATGCGGAGTAGGTTTAACAGGCATTGCAATGCGTCCAGATATGGGCAGCTATGACTATGAGTATTTAAAACGCACCGCAACTAGTGCTGCAGTGGGAATGGCTCAAGAACTAGGACTGCCTAGTCCTAAGAATATTACTTGTATTAAACCTAGTGGTACAGTCAGCAAAATCATGGATACCACTGAAGGCGTTCATAAGCCACTAGGCAAGTACATTTTCAACAATGTACAGTTTTCAAAACACGATCCAGTAGTAGAAAAGCTACGTGAAGCAAACTACACAGTAATTAATCATCCAGTAGACGATAGTGGTGTACTAGTTACCTTTCCGGTTTGTTGGGATGGAGTAGTGTTTGATAAAGTTGATGGCAAAGAAGTTAACTTGGAAAGTGCTGTTACACAACTAGAACGATATAAGTTACTACAAACTAGCTGGAATCAACAAAATACTAGTGTAACTATTAGTTATGATCCTACAGAAATTTCACAAATTATTAGCTGGTTGCTAGATAATTGGGATTGTTATGTAGGCGTAAGTTTTATTTACCGTACTGATCCTAGTAAAACTGCTAAAGACTTAGGTTATTTATATCTTCCACAAGAAGTAGTAGATGAACAAACTTATAAAAATTATGTTCAAGTACTAAGACCTATTGATTTAAATACTGCCAACAGTTTTGATGAAATTACAGATCAAGACTGCAGTACTGGTGCTTGTCCAATTAGGTGATATATGACAACTGAATTTACTTTTACAATTTCTAAAGAAGAAGCTAATGTAATCTTAGTAGCATTACAAGAACTTCCAGGAAAAATTTGCAATCCACTTAGCGAAAAATTGCGAAAACAAGCACTAAGTCAGCTAGAAGGTCGCACAATTCATCACAGTATTGATGAAGGCATTGCTGTTGAAGAGCGCATGAGTGGTGGATAATGCAAAAAACAATTTTATCGCTGTTTGATTACAGTGGTAATTGGCCCAAATACTACAAAGAAGCTGGTTACAATGTCCTACAAGTAGATATTAAATATGGTATTGATATACTAAAAATATCTGCTAGAGATTTGCCTAATCAAATACACGGTATTTTAGCTGCTCCGCCTTGCACAGATTTTGCAGGTAGCGGAGCACAATACTGGAAACAAAAAGACGAAGACGGCAGAACTGATGCTAGCCTAAAACTAGTAGACAAAGTTTTGCAAATAGTAGATTACTACAATCCAGAATTCTGGGCACTGGAAAATCCAGTAGGCAGATTGCAAAAACTTAGGCCTCAACTGGGTGATCCTTGGTATTTTCAACCGCACTGGTTTGGTGATCCTTATACCAAGAAAACTGGTTTATGGGGCAAGTTTAACCGTGACTTGCCTAAAACTCCGGTTGAGCCCGACCCTAATTCATGGATAATGAAACTGGGCGGCAAGTCAGAGCGAACCAAAGAACTACGATCAATGACACCGCTAGGATTTGCCTTTGCATTTTTCCTAGCCAATCCATAGAGGTTAATATGGCAGAAACTTATACGCCCACAGAGGGCATGGCTAGTGCAGCTAAACGTGCACTAAAATGGCATGAAGATGGCAAGCCTGGCGGTACACTAGTAGGCTTAGCCAGAGCTAATCAACTTAAAAATCGTGAACCACTAAGTGCTAGTGTTGTATTACGTATGTTTAGCTTTTTTTCACGACATGAAGTGGATAAACAGGCAACTGGGTTTAACAGCGGAGAAGAAGGCTTTCCTAGTAAGGGTAGAGTAGCTTGGGATTTATGGGGCGGTGATGGCGGGTTTAGTTGGTCTAGACAAAAACGTGATCAAATTATGCGTGCGCGTGAAGGCAAAGCACTAAAACTACTTAGAGTTGCCACAAAATCTCAAATGCCAGAACCTATGCTAGACATGGTTGCTCAAATTATTGAAGACTATGCTAATCAAAATATTAATCCAGAATTAGAAGCATACGGTCAATTTATGTATCATGCTCAACTACTTAGAAATTGTCACTTAGACACATACTTACTAGACTTACATATGGTTGCACAACCATATCGTGACATACTAGTAGATGTATTTGTAGAATTAGACGACGGCGAATCTGACTATTAATAAAAAAGCCCCTAGTATTGCTACTAGGGGCTTTTTTAATTATTATATGCTAAAATAATTTGTTTGCACATTGGGCTGCGTACAATGTCTTCGTCTAAAAATCTAACTACTTGAATATTAGGCAAACCTTCTAGCCTATTAACAGCATCTTCTAAACCACTGTCTATAATATCTACTTGTTTAGGATCACCGCTTAAAATAACTTTGCAATTTCTACCTATTCTGCTTAATAGCATTTTTAACTCTATTTTACTTAGGTTTTGTGCTTCATCTGCTAAAATTACAGTATTATCAAAACTACTGCCACGCATAAAACCTATTGGTCTAGGATCAATATTTTTATTTTTTAGTGCGTACTGATAAAAACCTTGGCCTAGTGTACGAGTAAACACACTATCAAAAGGTGCTAAGTATGGAGCATACTTTTCTTCAATAGCACCTGGCAAAAATCCCATGCCTCTGCCTGTTTCTACGTTGGGTCTGGTAAGAATTATTTTGTCAATGCGTTTGTAAAATAGTTCACAAGCAGCATAGCTAGCAGCTACATATGTTTTACCTGTTCCTGCACTGCCAATACCAAATGTTACATCACTGGTACGAATTGCTTCAAGATAAATACTTTGAATTTCATTAAGTGGTTTAACTTCAGAAAAAGTGTTTTTACCAGATTTTTCGGATTTTTCAGCTTTGTCCTCACGCGAGGATTTACCAGAGGAAGGTTTCATAGAAGTTTCCTTGTGTTGTTTCACTTTAAATACTTTTCGTATTTTATACTTCTTGTATTTAATACATCCTCCACATGATGTCTATTAATATCACAAGCACTACGGTTGCCGTATAGTGCTGTTTTAGATTTTAAACAAAGTTTCTCCACATTATCAAACCATTTGTTAGGATCACACCAACTAGCTAATTTACAGGCTCTACGCTCATGATCTACACCGCCTAAACCGCCGTTATAGGCAGCATCTGCAAAAGCATATGCTTCACGTTTATCTACCACGTGTTTATTAAAGTATTGGTAGTTATCACGCATCATTAATGCTAGTGCACGAATTTGTAGGTCTGGTCTGTCATATACTACTTGCCAATTTAATTCGTACAATTCTTTGGGATATTTATACTTTAGGTCTGAAAGAGCATCAAATCTAATTGATCCATCTGGTTTAAAAGCCCTGGTAATTTGTCCAAGTCCTGCACCCTCTTCTCTAGCACTTTTTAGTCTACTACGACTATTCCAGCATTTGCTGTGAGTTAGTGATATACAGGACTCGTGCTCAATTAAGCTACCAAGGTATGCAGCTTTGGGTGTGTAGCCCAAACCTTATTTTTCTCTTGTTGTACTGTGCTTAGGTGTTCTACTGCCTGCTTGGGAATATAAGTTTCTGCTGATTGTGCATACACCTGCGAGCCAAATAGTGAAAGTAGCCCGTAGATAATTAAACAAAGTCCTAAAAAAGTTAAGCCTGCGCCAGTGGCGGTTTCGCGTGCTTTTTTCATTAATGCTTCCATATCTGCATAGTCAAATAGGGCACGGCGTGCAAGATGTGCAAACCACACAGCTACAATAGGCGTAGCCAATTTGGCTAAAAATGGAATTGTCATATTACCGCCATTAGGGTCGCTGATAAATAAGTACAGCATAACAATAGCAGTGCCGCCAATCATAAAAATGTTGCGGAAACGTAAGTGTTCTTTCATGGTTTATCCAGGTTAGATAGTTTGCGTATAGTAGCAATACTATCTAGTTGTTTAAGTGCGCATTGACCGTATAGGTTAATGACGGTTAAGTAATGGTCTGCAACTTGTTCATATGTCACGCCTACTAGTGGTGGCAACGGTTCACAAGCTTGCAACAGTTTAGGGTCTACTACTATCCTATTGCCAGTGGTTGCCGGAGGTGGAATTTCTGGAATTTTTTTCACAAAAATTCCACATCCGTTTAGCAATAAAAGTAATAAACTTGCGGTTATTACTAATTTTTTCATTGTTGATTGGCTCTAGAAATTGCTTCGTTAATACTATCTAAAAAAATTACTGATGGCATACACTTGCCATTTTCAATTACAGTAACAGGCTGCTGGTTAAGCTTAGATTTAATTTCTTTGATAGTGTTATTAAGTTGTTGTTTTTTACGTTCACCTTCAATAGTTGTTTGTTGTAGTGCTGTTTCTAAATCTTGAATTTTTTGCTTTACTTCTAGTTCATACTTTTGCCGTTCTTCTTGACACTCAAGCCTTGCTTGTTGTCGACCACGTTCTAGCACAGTATTATACCCATAATAGCCTACAGCCATTAATACAGCAAATATTACTACTCCAATGATTATTTTTATATCATTAAGCATTATTAACCTTAATCAAAAAAACTTAAAAAATTACCAGCAGCAACTGTACTTGCAGGATCTTTAATACTTACATTAATAGACCCACTTGCCGGACTGCCTAGGGTTAGGGTAAAAGTTTCTGTTCCTTCTGTAATACTATCTAAAGTAGCAGTAAAAGTTTTTGTACCACTATTACTAGTAATAGTAAAATTACCAGTTAAACTAACTCCACCAATATCAGCACTGGTTATACCAGTAATAGTATAAGGAACTGTAGTACCATCAAATACATTTGTAGTAGTTAGAGTAATAGTAAAACTTTCTCCCTCAGTAACTGTGGTTGCATTAGTGCTTAAAGCATACGTACGGGTTTTGTAGTAATCTGCAATAACTACATCTACATATGTACCTATTGTGTCTAGTGTAAGCCTAAGAGTTTCATTTCCCTCAGTAAGGTAATCTGCCGTAGTGTTGAATGTTATATTAGCAGTACTATTAAATACGGTAAAACTACCAGTTAAACCAGGCATTTTATATCCTTAAAATTAAATATAATTATGTTCGCCATATAATTTGCCATTAGAATATGCTCTAACCGCTCTGATAAAATCCTGTGGGGTTAAGTTATTAGACTCTAATACTAGATCTACACATCTCCAAAATTCTTCAACTACAGAGGGAAGACACTGGCATGTTGATTTAACACGATAAGGTACAAATCCAAAAGGAGCACAATCAAAATCACTATCTGTGTCTACAAGTGCGTTTTTTAAACCTGAAGTAGTTAAAATATAAAAATCGTATTGCATTTATCTCACCATAATCATATATTGATTTGTACCACCAAAAGTTCCGCCATTAGATACATATGCTCCATTCAAGAAGTTTCCGCTGCCATCGGTTGAACTGCCGCCGCACCATGGACCCGAATAGTAGAAAGTTGCCCCGCAATAAGTTGTTACCATAGCTGTAGCAACACCGCCATATCCAGCAAAACCACAGCAATCACGCATATAGTATATATTGTTAGCTGTACCAGTTACAGGATAACCTATTGCACCTTGCATACCAGGATACGCTGTTGTTCCATATACAGCAAGATCAGATTTTAAAGTAGAATAAGTGCCACTTTGTTGAGTGTCACTGGTAGTAAAAGTAGTATAATCTGAAATTCCCACTTTGTAAATAAAACTTCCCCAAGCATTATTATTAATATTGCTGCGGTTTCCAAAAATATATTCGGTAAAAGTAGCATTACCATTCCAATAAGTCCACCATCCTGCTTGATATGCTTGAGCAAAATCACCAACTGATCCTATTAAACCACCACGCCAACCCCAATTTTGACCATTGTAATTTATTACGCTAGGATGACTACGTGCTACTAGCAT